TCAATTCGTGTAGGTATTGGTGGTGGATCTGCTTGCACAACTAGAGTAGTTAGTGGTCATGGTGTGCCAACATTGTCATCGATTATGGAAATTATGTCGAAAGTTGATTACAACAAAGACCCAGCTGTTATTGCTGATGGCGGTATTCGTAATTCTGGAGATGCTGCAAAAGCTCTTGCTGCTGGTGCCAAAGCTCTTATGGTTGGTCGTGCACTTGCTGGTACAGATGAATCTCCTGGAGAGATTGTTGATGGCTATAAAACGTTCCGAGGAATGGCTTCTAGGGAGGCACAGGAGGCTGGTAGAGGCGTTGTCTCGGGGGTAGAGGGTATTTCTACTACCGTTAAACACATCGGAAGTGTTCATAATATACTTAATGATTTTAGGTCTGGCATTAGTAGTGCACTGTCATACACTGGTGTGGATAACCTTGTTGATTTTTACAGTGAAAGCATGTATAATAGAGTATCAAGCAATTCGCTAAATGAAACAAAACCACACGCAAAGGAGTAACCTTGCCTCGTCGTAAGAAAGTTAAGGCAAAGCCAACAAAGTTTTCTCGTGTATATGAAATGCCTTTTGGCAACTTTACCATTGAGCGTGGAGAGCTTATTAAAATTAAAGATGAGTGGGGAATGAGATTTAAGTTTGATTCCGTTACGACAAACATTGAGACTGGTGCACAGTGGGTTGATTGTTTTGAGGTACATAAAAAGCAGACGGGTTGCTTCAGGTCTTTTAGCCTGGATCGTGTAAAGCGAATTCCTAAGAGAAGAGGTAGACGTGTCCGAAGAGGAACAGCTAGTAAAACATCTTGATCAGGTCAATCAAGTTGTAGGAGAATACCTAAAAGGCAACGACCCAACTAAGATTTCTAAAGAACTCGATATTCCGAGAACTAAAGTTGTTGCATTAATTAAAGACTGGCAAGTTATGGCTGCTGACAATGCTGCCATTAGAGAACGTGCCAAAGAAGCACTTGCTGCTGCAGATCAACACTATAGCAAGCTTATTGGTCAAGCATATGAAGTTATTGATGAAGCCACGACTATTTCCAATCTTGGTGCAAAAACTAATGCCATTAAGCTTGTCATGGATCTAGAGTCTCGAAGAATTGACATGTTGCAGAAAGCGGGTTTGCTGGAGAACAAAGAGCTGGCTGAAGAAATGATTGAGCTAGAAAGAAAGCAAGACATTCTTGTTAATATTCTTAAAGATATTGCTTCTGACTATCCCCAGATTCGTGACATGATTATGCAGAGACTTTCTGAAGTTGCAAAAAGCGGAGAAGTCATTACGGTAGTGCACGATGTTTGATGACTTTCTTGATGCCCTAAAAGATAATCACTTTGAAGAAACTCCAGTAGACGTTCAGACTTTTGTTGAGTCACCAGACTACCTTGGCCAGCCTCCTCTGTCCGATATTCAATATGACATTGTGAGGGCAATGAGTCAAATCTACAAAAAAGAAGATTTAATTGAGATTATGCCTAACAACGAGGGGGCAGAGTATTACAAAAAATATACTAAGAATGAAATTATTCTGCAGCTAGGCAAGGGTAGCGGTAAAGACTTCACTTCTACGGTGGCTGTAGCTTTTATTGTGTATAAGTTGCTTTGTCTTAAAGATCCAGCACGGTATTATGGCAAGCCATCTGGTGACGCTATTGATCTTATTAACATTGCTATCAACGCACAGCAGGCTAAGAACGTATTCTTCAAAGGTCTTAAAACTAAGATTGAAAATTCTCCTTGGTTTGCTGGGAAATATTATTCAAAGGTAGACTCTATTGAGTTTGATAAATCTATTACTGTTTATTCTGGACACTCAGAGCGTGAGTCTCATGAGGGTCTTAACCTTTTGGTTGCTATTCTTGATGAGATCTCTGGTTTTGCTACCGAGGTAACTTCAGGTAATGAGCAGGCCAAAACTTCTGACAACATCTACAAAGCATTCCGTGCTTCTGTAGATTCTCGTTTCCCAGATCTCGGCAAGGTAGCGTTGCTTTCGTTTCCCAGGTATCAGGGTGACTTTATTTCAAAACGATATGATGATGTAGTTAATGAAAAAGATGTGGTTACTAAAACTCATACCTTTACAATCAATCCAGATCTTGGCGATGTGCCAGAGAATCAGTTGACAATTGAGTGGGATGAAGATCATATTTTGTCTTACAAAATTCCTGGTGCTTTTGCATTAAAGAGACCTACTTGGGATGTAAACCCTACTCGTAATATTGAAGATTTTAAGTTAGCTTTTCACACTGATCTTGGTGACGCAATGATGAGGTTTGCTTGTGTACCTACTTTCGCTACTGACGCATTCTTTAAACAAAGAGACAAGTTAGAGCAAGCAATGTCTTTACGTAATCCAATTGATAACTTTAAAAGGTTTGATGAAGCCTTTATCCCAGATCCTGAAAAGACTTATTTTGTTCATGCTGACCTTGCACAGAAACATGACAAATGTGCTGTAGCAATTGCACATGTGGATAAGTGGGTAAACATTCAGGTAATCAAGGATTACGAGCAGGTTGCACCAATCGTTGTTGTGGATGCTGTTGTGTGGTGGGAGCCTAGAGCAGAGGGGCCAGTTAATCTATCTGAGGTCAAGCAGTGGATACAAAACCTTCGCAGACGTGGCTTTAACATAGGTCTTGTGACCTTTGACCGTTGGCAGTCATTTGATATTCAGCAGGAGCTGAAAGCTGTGGGTATGAAAACAGACACAGTGTCTGTAGGTAAAAAACACTATGAAGATTTGGCTATGCTTATTTATGAAGACAGAATCGCTATGCCACATATTCCGTTGCTGTTAGAAGAAATGTCTGAATTAAAAATTATGCCAAACAATAGGGTTGATCACCCACGTAAAAAGTCTAAAGACTTGGCTGATGCTGTATGTGGTGCAACATTTGGAGCAATCTCTCACACACTTCGTAATCCTAATATTGAAATTGATATTCATACCTTTAGAGATAGACCTAAGCAAGTTGACTACAATGAAGATAACGTGGTAAGATATGAACCTATGCCAGATGACATCAAGGATTATCTTGATAAATTTGGTCTGGTTTAGGTTTAAAAAAGAGGGTAGAATAGATGTTACCGATAGACATAGTTTATTTTTCAAACTATTCTGGCAACACGAAGAGATTTGTAGAGAGGCTTGATGGAACTGCTATACGTATTCCTATTCGTAGTAGTGATGATCATACTATTACTATTGATAGTGAGTATGTTCTTTTTGTACCTACTTACGGTGGTGGCGAAGAACGAACAGCAGTCCCCAGACAGGTACGACATTTTCTCAACGTCAGAGAAAACCGATCACTCCTAAGAGGGGTAGTAGGGTTTGGGAATACAAACTTTGGCGAACACTTCTGTAAAGCTGCAGAGATAATTGTTCGCAAAACTGGCGTTCCATTGATTGGTAAAGTAGAAATCTTTGGAACACAAGAGGACGTAGACACAATAACAGAGAGGCTGGAACAACTTTATGGATAATAATTATAGCTATCATGAGCTAAATGCAATGCTGAATATTTATGATGAGAATAATCAGATTCAGTTTGACAAAGACAAAGAAGCAGCTAAGGCATACTTTCTAGATCACGTTAATCAAAACACTGTCTTCTTTCACAGCCTTGAAGAAAAGATTGACTATTTAATTGAAAATGAGTATTACGAAAAAGAAATGCTTGACCAGTATGATTTTGACTTTGTAAAGTCTTTGTTTAAGCAAGCATACGCACACAAGTTTCGTTTCCCCACCTTTGTTGGGGCATACAAGTTTTACACCAGTTATGCATTAAAGACATTTGATGGCAGTCGCTACCTCGAAAGGTTTGAGGATCGTGTCTGCATGAACGCTCTAATGCTTGCTAGGGGTGACAAGAAGCTTGCTCAGAGTCTCGTTGATGAGATTATCTCTGGGCGATTCCAGCCAGCTACGCCTACCTTCCTTAACGCAGGCAAGAAGCAGAGGGGCGAGTTTGTATCTTGCTTCCTGCTTCGTATCGAAGATAACATGGAGTCTATCTCACGAGGCATCAATTCTTCGCTGCAGTTGTCAAAGCGAGGAGGGGGCGTAGCTCTTAACATGACCAACCTGCGTGAGTCAGGGGCACCAATCAAGAAGATTGAGGGACAGTCTTCTGGTGTGCTTCCAGTAATGAAACTACTAGAAGACAGCTTTAGCTATGCTAATCAGCTTGGTGCTAGACAGGGTGCGGGTGCGGTATATCTTAATGTGCACCACCCAGACATTATGCAGTTCCTTGACACTAAGCGTGAAAACGCTGATGAAAAGATGAGAATTAAAACACTGAGTCTTGGCGTTGTTGTTCCAGATATCACTCTTGAACTAGCTAAAAACAATGAAGACATGTATTTGTTTTCTCCTTATGATGTAGAAAGAGTCTACGGTGTTCCAATGTCTGACATTTCTATTACAGAAAAGTATCAAGAAATGGTGGACAATCCAAAGATTCGTAAGCAAAAGATTAACGCTCGTAACCTGTTCCAAACTATTGCAGAGCTACAGTTTGAGTCAGGCTACCCCTACATTGTGTACGAAGATAATGTAAACAACGTTAATCCTATCGAGGGTAGAATCAATATGTCTAACCTGTGCTCTGAGATCTTGCAGGTTAACGAGCCCACTACCTATAATGACGACCTGTCCTATAAAGACATTGGACGTGACATCAGTTGTAATCTAGGATCACTTAACATTGCCAAGATGATGGAGTCGCCTGACTTTGGCAAAAGCGTTGACACGGCTATCAAAGCTCTAACCTCTGTTGCTGACCTTAGCTACATCGAGTCAGTGATGTCTATTGCTGAGGGTAATCGTAAAACGAGGGCAATTGGTCTTGGTCAGATGAATTTGCATGGGTACTTTGGTAAAGAGAAAATGCACTACGGTGACGAAGCGTCTATTGATTTCACCAACATGTATTTCTATACTATTCTTTACTACGCTTTGAAGTCTTCTAATGAAACAGCTAAGAAGACTGGAAACCCATTCTACAACTTTGAAAACTCAAAGTATGCTACTGGCGAGTTCTTTGATAAGTACACCTTATCAGAGTGGAAACCAGCTACCAAGAAAGTTGCAAAGCTATTCAAAGATGCCAGCATTGATGTACCCACACAGTCTGATTGGGAAAAGCTAAAGAAGTCTGTGATGAAATATGGTTTGTACAATCAAAACCTACAGGCTGTGCCACCTACTGGATCAATTAGTTATATCAATAACTCTACTTCCAGTATTCACCCTATTGCTTCTCAGATTGAGATTCGTAAGGAAGGAAAGCTGGGTCGTGTCTACTACCCTGCACCATATCTCACTAACGACAATAGAGAGTATTTCCAGGATGCTTATGAGATTGGCCCAGAAAAGATTATCGATATCTACGCTGCTGCTAGCCAGCACGTAGACCAAGGATTGTCACTGACCCTGTTCTTTAAGGATACTGCGACAACTCGTGATATTAATAAGGCACAGATTTACGCATGGCGAAACGGTATTAAAACAATTTATTATATTCGTATTCGTCAGCTTGCATTGGAGGGGACAGAAGTGGAAGGTTGTGTGTCATGCATGCTATAACAAGACCAGTTAATTGGAATGAAATTCAAGATCCTGTTGATCTTGATGTGTGGAACAGACTAACTGCCAACTTTTGGCTACCCGAAAAGGTACCGTTGGCAAACGATGTTCAGTCTTGGGCCACACTAAGAGACCATGAAAAGACTCTTACTATGAGAGTTTTTACGGGTCTTACGCTATTGGATACAATTCAGGGTACCGTTGGTGCAATGAGTTTGATGCCTGATTCTAGGACACCACACGAGGAAGCGGTCATTACGAATATCTCGTTTATGGAATCTGTGCATGCCAAAAGCTACTCCAGTGTATTCTCTACACTGTGTTTGTCAGATCAAATCGAAGAAGCATTTAGATGGAGTGAGGAAAATGAATATCTACAAAAGAAGAGTGATATTGTTCTGGGTTATTATCGTGGCGATGATCCCCTCAAGCGAAAGATTGCTTCCACCCTTTTAGAGTCTTTCTTGTTTTATAGTGGATTCTACCTGCCAATGTATTGGTCTAGTAGGGCAAAGCTAACCAACACTGCTGATCTTATTAGACTTATTATTCGTGATGAAGCTGTGCATGGATATTACATTGGCTATAAGTTTCAGCTTGGTTTGGCGGAACAGTCAGAGAAACGACAGGAAGAGCTAAAGCAGTATGCATATGATCTCTTAATGGATTTGTATGAGAATGAGATTAAATATACTGCTGATCTTTATGATGAAGTTGGTTTGACAGAGGATGTCAAAAAGTTTTTGCACTACAATGCAAACAAGGCTTTGATGAATCTTGGTTTAGACCCACTCTTTCCTAAAGAGGTTTGCGATGTCAATCCAGCTATCCTTTCTGCCCTTTCGCCTAACGCAGATGAGAACCACGACTTCTTTAGCGGTAGTGGTAGCTCCTACGTAATTGGCAAACACGAAGCTACTGAGGACGAAGACTGGGACTTTTAGGGATAAAACGCTGGTATAATTGAACCAGTATGCCCTATAAGGACAGACGTAAACAAAAACAGGCTCAGGCTGCCTGGTATCAAAAAAATAAAGAAGCGATACATCAACGTCGCTCATATCAAAAGTCTGTAGCCAGACAGTGGGTATACGAATATAAAACAAACAACTCTACTTGTGTGGAGTGTGGAGTAGACTATCCCCCTCATGTTTTAGATTTTGATCATGTGGGGGACAAGTCTTTTGGTATTTCCCGTGCCTTGCAAAATGGTATGGCATTAGATAGAATAAAAGAAGAAGTTAAAAAATGTGAGATTGTTTGTTCCAATTGTCATAGGGAACGAACATACATGAGATCTCAAAACAGCTAGGCCCTGTAGCTCAGCGGTTAGAGTGCCGCCCTGTCACGGCGGAGGTCGAGGGTTCAAGTCCCTTCAGGGTCGCCAATGGTATAATATAATTATGCTTGGACATATTCCTCAGTTTGACAAAAGATCTTTAGATTTTAGTTTTGCAGAAAACATTAAAGATGTTGAAATTAAAAAAACTGAGTGGAAAGCTGGAACCAATCTTAATCAGTTTGACGAAGGGGCTTGTGTAGGTTTTGCATGGCTAGCTGCCTTGCTTGCTGAGCCCGATGCACCAAGCCAGCAACCTAGGTTTTCTCATGCCAATGAGTTGGCAATTAATTTTTACAAGGGTATGCAGAAGAAAGATCTTTTGTATGGAGAAGATTATAGCGGCACCTCTGTTTTAGCTGGAGCATGGTATGTCAAAGATCATGGAATGGTTGACAAATACTTGTGGTGTTTTTCTGCAGAAGATGTTATTAAAGCAGTGTGCAGTACTGGGCCTGTGGTAG